ATTTACAATCATTCACAGTGGCGACAGTAGGTTATCCAAACGTAGATAAATATTCTGGTCAGATGATGTTTATCGATAATAAAGGCGGTTTCACTCCTTCGGGCGCAGAAACTGTCACATTAAGAACTGTTATAAAATTCTAAGTTAAGAGTAAAGAGAAAAAACAATGGCAATTAACTTTAACACTGAACCATATTACGACGATTTTTCTGAGTCTAAGAAATTCTACAGAATTTTATATCGTCCTGGCTATGCTGTTCAGGCTAGAGAACTAACACAGATGCAGACTATTCTGCAAAATCAGATTTCTCGTTTTGGTGATCACATCTTCAAAGAAGGTGCAATGATTATTCCAGGACAAATCTCTGTTGATACAAAAATTGCATACATTAAATTAGAAAGTACATATAACTCTGTACTAGCTGATACTATTCTTGAATCTTATGTTGGAAAAATTATTACTGATGCTCCAGATGATACAACAGAAGGTCTAAGAGCAAAAGTAATTTTCTATTCTAAAGCAGAAGGCTCTGATGCTCCAACATTATTTGTTCGTTATGTTAACTCTGGCGATAATAGTATAACTAAGCAATACTCAGCTTCTGCTGTTCTCCGTGTAGTAGATGACTCTTCTATTGCAAACATCCAAGCACTTTCATCATCTCCTTGTGGTGCTGGATCTATCGCTACAATCACTGAAGGTGTGTTTTATCTAAAAGAACATTTTGTTTTAGTCGAAGAGCAAAGTATTGTTCTTGACAAATATTCTAACACACCATCTTATAGAATTGGTTTAACTGCTACTGAAAAGATTATCACGCCAGAAGACGATTCTTCTCTATTCGATAACGCTCAAAATACATTTAACTTTGCAGCTCCAGGCGCACATCGCTATTACATCGAGGCTGTTTTAAGTAAGTTATCATTAACAGATACTAATGATACTGATTTTATTGAACTTGTAAGAATTAGTTCAGGTAAAGTACAAAAAGAAACTAGAAGAACAGAATACTCTATTCTTGAGCAAACATTAGCAAGAAGAACATATGATGAGTCTGGTAACTATACAGTTAAACCATTTGAGATTGATGTTCGCGAGTACAGAAATAATAATCGTGGTGCATGGACATCAGGTAGAGTTTATCTAATCGGAGATGTAGTCACTAACTCTAGTAATACATACGTCGCGAAAAATTCTGGAACATCTTCTTCAAGCACGCCTCCAACACATACTGCTGGTTCAGTGTATGATGGTCCAGGTAATACTGGAATTCAGTGGGAATATAATTTAACTCCATATTACAATCGTGGTATCTATTTTCCAGACAATAGCGATAACTTAGCTACTCAACAAGCAGCAGAAGCAAAACTAGCTGTTGGATTAGAGCCAGGAAAAGCATACATTCAGGGTTTTGAACTTGAAAAAATTGCTACTGAATATCTTGAGGTAGAAAAGGCAAGAGATTACGTTCAAGTTGATAATGGAATTATTCCAACTACTGCAGGAAACTATGTTCTTATCACAAACATTAATGGTCTTCCTCCAGTAGACACATTCTCTGAAGTCACTTTATACGACAAAGTCACATCATCTGTTGGCGTTGCTCCAACAAGTTCTACTGTTATCGGAACAGCGAGAGTTAGATTTTTAGAGTGGCACAATGGAACAATCGGTACTCAAGCATCAATTTACAAACTTGGTTTATTTGATATTAAATTAAATAATAACTTTGACTTTAACAGAAAAGTTAAATCTGTTTATTTTAGTAGAGGCGATGCAAATATCAACTTTACTGCAGATATTTCTCCTGTCAATACAAGATTAGTTGGTTCTGTTTTCTCTGGAAGCATTGCAACACCTTCTTCCTCAACAACAATTATTGGATCTGGCACATCGTTTGAAACAGATTTGATTGTTGGTGATTATATTTCTATTGGTGGTAGCATCAGACGTGTAGAGAGTATTGTTTCTCAAACTAATATTACTATAGATACTGCTGTTAATCTTAGTGGTGTTACTATTGATAGAATTTCTACAGATATTCTAGAGCCACAAAACACACCACTGGTATTTCAGTTACCATACTATGCAATTAAAGACGTTCGTTCTTCTCTTTTAACAAATGATACTATCTACACTGTATATGAAACATTCACAGGTAGCGTGACATCTGGACAAATTTCTATTTCTACTGCTTCTGGAACATTTGCTTCTGCAGCAGAAACTGACAATTATGTTGTTATTGATTATGATGTAACTAGTGGTGGTGCAATCATTAATCCATCTAGCGTCGTTCCATCTGGTTCTGGTTGCGTTATTAACGTATCAACAGCATTAAACGGCAGAGCAGTTAAAGTTATTGCTGCAGTTAATAAGAGTGGTTCTGTTTTAACAGAGAAAACAAAGACCTTAGTTTCTTCAGCAACTGTTGCATTTACATCTAAAGCAACTGCACAATCTTCAACTCTATTGCTTGGTAAAGCTGATGCATACAGAATAGTTTCTGTCAAAATGAAATCTGGAACATTTGCGTCTCCAGGTGCTACATATTCTATTGATATTAGCGATCGATATGATTTCGATAATGGACAAAGAGATACTCACTATGATCAATCAAGATTGATCTTAAAGAATTCTTTTGCTCCACCAGAAGCACCTATTGAAATTACGTTTGATTACTTCACTCATTCTACTGGCGATTATTTTACAGTAAACTCATATCCTGCAAATATTGATTACAAGGCTATTCCATATTTCCAAAATGTATCGTTAAGAGATTGCATCGACTTTAGACCAAGAATTGATGATGCTGGCACAACTTTCTCAGGAACAGGTGCTTCTGTCTCATTAGTTCCAAAGAGAGGTATAGATGTAAGCGCAGACTTCACATACTATCTCCCAAGAAAAGTTAAAATTGCTATGGACTTTTCTGGCAATTTCTTCTCTATTGATGGTGTCCCATCTCTAAATCCTGGTGAACCACAAGATCCAGAACTTGGTCTTGTGTTGTATAATCTAACATTAGAGCCATATACATTTGGCACTCTAAGCAATAATGTTCAAGTTAATAGACTAGACAATAAACGTTATACAATGCGCGATATTGGTAAGTTAGAAAAGCGTATTGACAATCTAGAATATTATACTTCTCTATCGCTATTAGAACAGCAAACAGAATCATTAGATGTTATCGACTCTAATGGTGATACTAGATTTAAGAATGGATTTATTGTAGATAATTTCCAAGGTCATAATACTGGTGATACAAATTCTCCAGATTATATTTGCTCTATCGACATGGAAGCTGCAGAGTTAAGACCATTCTATGCTATGCAGAATATCAATCTGTTAGAGAAAAATTCTAATAACACTCAACGCGCAGGATCTAACTACAAATTATATGGCGATGTTATAACTCTTCCAGTTGTAGAAGATGTTAAATTAATCGAACAACCATATGCTTCTAGATTAGAAAACATCAATCCATTTGCAGTTTTCACTTTCTTAGGTGATGTTAAACTAAACCCATCTTCTGATGATTGGTTTGAAATCGATCGTCGTCCAGACATTGTTAATAACGTAGAAGGTAATTTTGAATCTATTAAGAACATGGCTGAACAGGCTGGTGTTCTTGGAACTGTTTGGAATGCTTGGCAAACTCAGTGGTCTGGTGCACCTGTTAACACTGGTCGTGTTGTTTATACATTTGGTAGTAACTGGGCTTCTGGGTTTGGTGATGTTCGTTTATCTCAAGCAGAAGTTCAGCAGCGTTTTGGTATCACATCTTGGGGTAATGCTCGTCAAATAACTGCAGAAACTACTGCTGTAGAATTAGGGCAGCAAAGAACTGGCGTTAAGTCTACTGTTGTTGCAAAAATCGATAGACAGATTGTCAATGATCGAGTTTTATCAACTGCAGCTATTCCATATATCCGTAGTCGTAATGTCTTAGTTCAGGTACGTGGACTAAAACCAAATACAAGATTCTATCCATATTTCGACGATATCGCTATAACCAGCTATTGCACACCAGCCACTAAAATTGTTTATACTCCAACAGGTGCTACTTCTGCGTTGAAATATGCACAACATAGTGCGTTTGACACTGAAACTAACGTAGGTGGTTTGGCTTCAGCAGCAGCCAGAAGAGTAAATGGTGATACACAAGTTTGTTTAAATCGTGGTGACATCATTACTGGTTCTACATCTGGAGCAACTGGTGTTCTTGTTGGAAAAGAATATAATCCAGATACTGAAACATATGCGTTGTATGTTTTAAATGTTATTGGAACATTTAGTCCAACTGAAACTATTACTGGTTCTGTTTCTGCTGCAACAGGTACTGTTTCTACTATTGCTTCTGGTACTACTGGTGCTAACCTTGTATCAAACTTTAATGGTGACATTCAACTACTGTTTAATATTCCAAATACTGACGCTGTACGTTTCCGTTGTGGAACTAGAGAATTTAAATTAATCGATGCTGCTACTGCAGATGGAGAATTTACTTCTCGTGGTCGTGCAAACTATCGCGCTGAAGGTGTTCTTGAAACTAGACAACAAACAGTTAATGCTGTTAGAAACGCAGAGATTGTTGAAGAGCGTGTTGTTGAGAATAGAGTTATCACTCAAACTACAGACAGAGTAGTTTCTGATACTGGTTGGTGGGATCCACTAGCACAGTCATTCTTAATCGAGCAACGTGGTGGATGTTTCCTATCAAAAGTTGATATTTTCTTTGCAACAAAAGATTCAGCTATTCCTGTAACTCTAGAAATTAGAGAAATGGTAAATGGTTATCCAGGAAAACGTGTTCTACCATTCTCTCGCATTAAGTTAAATCCAGAGCAAGTTAATATCTCAACAAATACAGTAAACCTAGATGGAACAACTGTAGCGAAGTATGATACACCAACTTCTTTTGTTTTCCCATCTCCAGTATATGTTGAAGAGAACACTGAGTACTGTATCGTTCTAGCATCTGATTCAAATAACTATAAAGTTTGGATCTCTCAGATCGGTGATCAGATGCCAGGAACTGCTAGAACAATTTCTGAGCAGCCATATCTTGGTTCTCTGTTTAAGTCACAAAACGCTTCTACATGGACTGCAGACCAAACTCAAGATCTAAAATTCACTCTATATCGTGCAAGATTTGAGACTGGTGTTGTTGGAAACATAGAATATGTTAACGACGTTGTTCCTCAACAAACTCTATTCCAGGATCCATTTGAAACTAGATCTGGCACTAATAAGGTTAGAGTTTGGCAGAAAGAACATGGAATGCCTTCAGGTTCTAGAGTTACTATAAGTGGAGTTTCTGGAACTATCAATAATATTCCAAGTTCTGAGTTTAATACAACTCATATCATTAGCGATGTAGATCTAGACAGTTACGTTATTACAGTTTCTACTAATGCTAATGCTTCTGGTTATGTTGGTGGTTCTTCTGTTAGAGCAACTAGAAATATTCAGATTGACGGTATTCAACCATCTGTTCAAGTTCAGAGATTCTCTGATACTGTAATTAACTTTGGATTGAAAACAACTACTGGTAAGTCTGTAGATTCAACTACTCAAAATGCATATGTTCAGGAATCTTCATTTACTCCTGTTCTTGCGAATGAAAATAATTTCTTTGAAGCACCAAGAATGATTGCTTCTGAAATTAATGAGACTAATTCTCTAGCTGGTAATAAATCATTAACAATGAACGTGACAATGTCCACAACTAATGATGCATTGTCTCCTATTATCGACACACATAGAACCAGTGCGATTGTATTCACAAACAAAGTTAATGACCCATCAGAAGTTAATATGAACGTAGTGGCATTAGATAGTAATGTCATCGTTTCTAATTCAGCTAATATTAGCATTTCTGGTAATACTATTACTACTTCTGATACTGCTACAAAAGAAGCATTCTTATCTGCTAGCATTGGAAAGTATATGATTATTGCTGGTGCATCTTCTGGAGAAAGCACTAGACTTATCACAGATATCGCTGCTGATGGATCTTCTATAACATTCTCTGAAGCACCAGCAGCAGTCACTGGTAATGTCACAATTACACAGAAAGAGCGTTTTGTTGATGAAATTGCATCTTTTGATTCTTCAACATACAGTAAATATGTAACTAAGAAGATCAATTTTGCAAATGCTTCTAACTTCTTAAAGATTAGATTCGCAGTAAATCTACCTTCAGATGCTACTGTTGAGGTGTGGTATAAAACTGCTGTAGTTGGATCTACATCATCGTTTGATACATTAACATACACTAAACTAGATCCAGATGCTCCTATTATTAATGCTACAAATGGAAGCAATCAATTCTTTGATGTTTCTTATTCCAAAGATAACATCGAATCATTTGATGCGGTCCAAGTGAAACTTGTTATGAAATCTAAGAATAGTTCTGAAGTTCCACGCATTAAAGATCTACGTATTATCGCTTGCGCATAATGAATAATTTTCTAAAAATAGAAGGTAAAGATTCTCTTGTTCGAGATATGAGTAGTGGAGCTATCATAAATACTAATAAGATTGATTATGAAAATTATGTGAACAAGAGAAGAACTCATCAAAAAATTAATGAAGAAGTAAAAAAGAACACTGATGATATCGAAAGTATAAAAACTGATATCGCAGAAATTAAGAATATCTTAATTGCGTTACTAAACAAAGGTCAATAATGGCAGTCATTTTCTTAAGAAGCACTAAAGGTAGCCCTTTAACTATTGCCGAAGCAGATGCTAACATCAACAACCTAAACACTGAGTTAGGTGGTAAGTTAGATATAACATCTTACACTGCAACAGATGTGCTTGCAAAAATTTTATCAGTCGATGGTGCTGGTTCTGGTTTAGACGCAGATAGAGTGCAGGGTAAAAATATTGCGTCAACTAACACCAATAACACTCTGGTATTAAGAGACTCATCTGGTAATTTTGCAGCAACTACTGTTACCGCAAATTTAGTCGGTAATGTTACTGGAAATATTACAGGTAATGGTATCGGTACATGGACAGGTACTGCAACTAATGTCAGTGGCGTGGTTACTGTGGAGCATGGTGGTACTGGTGTAACAACAGTAGATGCTATTAAAACATTATTGTCTATTGGAAATATGGCTTCTCAAAACTCTGCCAGCGTTAATATTACTGGTGGAAATATTACAGGCATCAATCCAATTGATGTTTCTAGTGGTGGTACTGGAGCAAGTTCTGCTACTATCGCCAGAATTAACTTGGGTCTAAATATTGGTACTGATATTCAAGGTTTTGCGCCAATTTTATCTTCCATCTCTGCACTATCTAACAATGGTGTCGTAGTTAAAACTGGTTCTGGTACTTCAACTACAGCAGCGCTTGTTGCTGGCACAAATATTAATATCACTAACAGTGATTTTACTGGTGGTAATCCAACAATATCATTAATTTCTAGTCCTGCTTTAACAGGAACTCCTACTGCGCCAACTGCAGCTGCTGGAAATAATACTACACAAATCGCAACTACAGCGTTTGTTAAATCTGCAGTAGATACAGGTGATGCTGCTCAACAAGTTTATACTGATAATAAGTTTAATTCTGTAGTTGGTTTAGCTAAAGCATGGGTTGTGTTTAACGGATCTGATGGTTCTATTTTAGCAAGTAATAATGTAAATAGTGTCACATCAAATGGTGCAGGTCAGTACACAATTAATATCGCTTCTGGAACATTTAGTAATGCAAACTTTGTAGCGTTTGGTATGTGCGGTGGTGGTGGAACAACAGCAGGAAGATTTATGACATTCGTCAATTCTAGTGCTACTGCTTTAGTTGTCTACACACTAACAGCAGCATTTAGTGGTGGTACTGTAGCAGGCGTCAATAATGGTGTTGTTCGAGTTGCAATGTTTAACTAAGGTTAAGAAATGAAACATATTTTATATCTACAACAAGATGGTATCGTTGCTATTATTTCTGGAGCTAAAAATATATCTCTAGTAGATCTACAACAGCAAGTTCCAGTAGGTCTTCCTTCTGTTATGATCGATAGCGAACAATTGCCAAAAACAGAACATTTAGAAATTTTTAGAGATGCTCTTACTGCAGATTTTGATAGTCCAGGTCAACCTAAAGTTAAAATTGATCTTGAAAAGGCTAAAAATATTGCAAAGGTTAAAATTCGCCAATATAGAAAAGAACTATATGCAGCAAACGATATTGTCATTAGAGACGCAATGATTTCTAATGACCAAGTAACTTTAAAGTCTGCTATCAAGCAAAGAGATTATCTCAAAGATTTAACTAAGGTCGTTAACAATGTAGCAAATGTTGACGAAATTATAGAAAAATTAGAAAACCTTAATATCAAGGTATAATTAAATGGCTGCAATTACCACAAGACAAACTGGAACAACTGGTGTAGATGGTGTAACTAGAAAAGACGCACCATTGAATAATACTGAGATTGATAATAACTTTATTAGTCTTAACAATAATAAGTTAGAAAGATCTAATAATCTTAGTGACTTAACAGATGCTCTAGTAGCAAGAGCAAACTTAGGTGTAACTATCGGTTCTCAGGTTCAAGCATTTGATACTGACCTAGCTGCTCTATCATCTCTAACTACTAATGGAATTCTTGTTAGAACAACAGAGGGTTCTGCGACAACTAGAGCATTAACAGGCGCGACAAACGAAGTTATTATCGGAAACGCAGATGGTGTTGCAGGCAACATTTCAGTTACACTTGGTTCTAATATTCCTCGTTTAGATGCAGCAAGTAATGTGTTTAGTGGTGACATCACTGCAGCAAACTTAAATTCTTCTTCTGATATGCGACTAAAACACAGCGTTGCACCAATTCAGAATGCATTAGAAACAGTTAGAAAACTAGAAGGAAAATCTTTTACTTGGATTAAAACTGGTAAAGATTCTTTTGGTGTTATGGCTCAAGAACTAGAACTTGTTATTCCACAATTAGTTCAAGAAGAAAAAGATGAAAAGTCTGTCAACTATCTTGGTTTAATTGCATTTTTAATTAATGCAGTTAAAGAATTAGATCAAGAAATTCAGAATTTGAAATCAAAAGAGTTATAAATAACTCTATAACAGCCGAGTTCTAAAGGGAGCGAAGATGGCATTAAAGATTCAAAATGTCACCGTCGTAGATGACGGTAAAAACGGTAAATTTCTAAGCCTATCGCTGGAACAAAATCCAGGAAATACAGGCGCATCCTACCTAAAAGTTCCCTTTTATACAGACGCTTCCGCAAGAGATACTGCTTTGCCATCTCCAGAAGTTGGCATGGTTGCATTCGTAGGAAATCTGTTTATGGGTTATGATGGTACAAAGTGGGACTCAGTTGCTGGTCCAGCACTGGACGAAGCATTAACCATAGCGATTATGAGTTTATAAATAAAAGGTCAGAAAAGATCGGAGAATAATAAATGCCAGTTAATATCTCATCATTAGAAACAGTAATTCAGGCTAAACTGAATGCTCTTACTAGCAGCAGTGATAGTAAAGAAGTCATCTATTTGGCTAAAGCACTAGAGTCATTAGACAATGGTGTTATGACAACATATGCATTATATTCAAGCCTACCAGCTGCTGCAACAAACACTGGTAGAGTTGTTTATGTGCAAGACACTGAAAGAGTCTACTACTCCAATGGTACATCTTGGGTTACTCTTTCTACTGCACAAAACCCAAATTTCCAAATTAACACTCTTGGTGTTGAAACTTTAGATATAGAAGATTATTCTACTCTAACAGAAGCTGTTAACCTAACAGAAGACTTTGATTTAATCACTTCTCCAGTAGATAGCACTGAAGATTGGTTCCAACTGTCATTAGTTAACAAAGGTTCTCAGGGTGATATCTATATCGACCCAACATGGTTTACATTTACAGTTTATGATGGTGTCACTCGCGCTGGTGTTAAACATTTAGCTGCACATAGAAATAACTTAGACTTTGAGAATATGAACTCTTCTCAGCAAGGTCTAGTGCATCTATTAAAAACTAGTGATACTTTAGTCCCACAGGGTACTCCAACACCAATCCCATTTAGCAGCGCAAGATTGATTGATACACGTCTTGGCACATTTAGTGGTGGTTATTTCACTACTAACTTCGAAGGTTGGTATCTAGTACACCTTTCTATCTTCTCTGACAATGATGTGTATTTCATGTTAGGTGGTAGCCAGTCTCCAATGGATAATACCACAACTACTTTTGCAAACAACGAAGTTTATGCAAATCGTGTTGTTTACCTAAAGAAATATGAAACTCTAAGATTATATGCAATGTGTGATGGTGTCGGTTCTCTAGTTAATAGAACTGTTAGAGCCTATGACTATAACCATCCAAACTTGTCACAGATGACTATCCAATTTATTGGTAAATAATATAGAATAGGGAAATAAACATGTCAAAACAAGTTAGATTTAGAAGAGGTACTACTGCGCAACATAGCGTATTCACTGGTCCAGCTGGTGAAATTACAGTAGATACTGATGAAAAAGCACTAGTCGTTCATGATGGCGTAGTTGCAGGTGGTATTCCTGTTGCTCGTGCTGATCGCCCACGTGGATTTACTAAAGTCGAATATTTTACTTCATCAGGCACATACAGTATTTCTGGTAAAACTGATCTAAAACGCATTCGTGTTTTAGCATCAGGCGGCGGTGGCGGTGGCGGAAGTGGTGGTGATAACTCTGGTGGTGCTCAAGGTGGACAAGGTATTGTAACTATCGAAGCAACTTCACTACCAGCTACTGTTGCTGTTACTATTGGTGCTGGCGGTGGACAAAACGCTAGTGGTGGTACTACTTCATTTGGTACCTTTATTTCTTGTTCTGGTGGTGGTGCTGGTAACCAAGGAAGCCAGTCTGCATCATCTATTCCAGGTTCTGCTTCAGGAACTGGTGTTATCAATTTAGGTGCACAATCAGGTGTATCTGGTGTCGGTTTAGGTTCTGCACAAGGTCGTGGTGGTAGTCCTTGGGGTGGTGGCAGATATGGTGAGGCTGGAAAAGGATTATTTGGATCTGGTGGCGGACCAACAGCATCAGGAGGTTCTGGTGGTGTTATTATTGAAGAAATTTATGGATATGTATAATAGAGGATAACTAAAATGTCAAAACAAGTTAGATTTAGAAGAGGTACTACTGCGCAACACGCAACATTTACTGGCGTTGAAGGCGAAGTAACTGTAGATACAGATAAAGATGTTCCTGTAGTTCATAATGGAACTACAGCAGGTGGTATTCCTCTATTAAGAAAAGATCGTCCACGTGGTATGACTAGAATGGAAATTTTTACTTCTAGTGGAACATGGACACTGTCAGGAAAAACAGATTTAAAACGTATTCGTGTTACTTGCTACGGTGGTGGCGGTGGTGGTGGTGGACAATCTGGTGGCGGTGGTGGTGGTATTACACAAGTTGTGTTAGAAGTTACTGATTTAACTACAAACGTAGCAGTTACTATTGGTTCTGGTGGTGGTTCTGGAGCTGGCGGTGGCACTACTTCATTTGGTACATACATTAATGCAACTGGTGGCGGTGCTGGTTCTGGTTATAGTGGTGGATCTGGTGGATCAGGCGGTGGCGGTGGCGGTAGCGTTTCTGGAAACCCTGTATATATACTAGGTGGACAAGGTGCTTGTCAAGGAGAATCTTCTAACTATCCAGCACGTAACTCATCATATTCTGCTGGTCGTATGGTTGGTGGCGGTTTCGGTGGTGGTCGATCAGGTACAGGTGGTAATGGTATTCGTGGTGGTGGTGGTGGATCAGGAGCAGGTGGCGCACAAGGTTCTGTTATTGTTGAAGAATTCTACGGATTTGTATAAGGAATTACACTATGTCAAAACAAGTTAAATTAAGAAGAGGTACTACTGCTCAGCACGCTGCATTTACAGGAGCGTTAGGAGAAGTCACAGTAGATACAGATAAAGACGTAACAATCGTTCATGATGGTGTTACTGCTGGTGGTATTCCATCTGCTAGAGAAGATCGTCCGCGCGGTTGGACTCGTACAGAATATTTTACAACTGCTGGCGCATCAACATATTCTACAACTGGTAAGAATGATCTAAAGCGTTTACGTGTTACTTGCTACGGTGGTGGCGGTGGTGGCGGATCAAACTCTGGCGGAGGCGCTGGAGGTATAGCTGTTCGTGTTTTAGATATTTCAGAAATTAGTACTACTGTTACAGTTACTGTTGGCGCAGGTGGTGGTTCTGGAGCTGGCGGTGGCACTACTTCATTTGGTTCTTACGTTGCAGCTACTGGTGGTGGTGCAGGCGGAACGAATTCTGGAGGATCTGGTGGTTCTGGTTCAGGTTCTGGAGCAATTGTTTATGGTGGACAAGGCGGTATTTCTGGAACACAATTTTCTTATGGACCATATTGGGTTCCACAAGGTGAAAGTGGATACAACCCAGGATCAGGATCTTTTCAATATTTTGGAGCTGGTGGTGGACTAGGTGGTGGCGGATCTAGCCAACCAGGTAAAGGAATTTATGGATCTGGTGGTGGACATGGACAATCAGGTTCAACTGGTTCTGTTATCGTTGAAGAAATTTACGGACTTTGGTAAAAAGGGGATTTTAAATGACACACAATGTAGCAATTATTAGAAATGGTATTATCGAAAACGTAGCAGTCTACGATAATGTTCCAGCACAAACTGACATTAATCAACAAGGTATTGAATTTGTAGAAATCGCAGATGCACCAATCGGTATTGGTTGGGAATATGCTGATGGAACTTTTTCTAATCCAGATTTTAATTATGTTTGGAGCGTTTCTCAGGGTAGAATTGATTTGGTTCAGCCAGAACAAGAAGAATCTGAAGAAGCACCAGAATAAGTTAACTTATTCTAAAAATAAAATCCCTCCTTATGGAGGGATTTTTATTTGCATTCTCTGGAATTATAAATAAAGAAGTATAAAGATTAGGAAATTCCAGAATGGCAACCATCGGCAATCTATATGTGGACGCTGGATCAACATACAGCAACATTATCTCAGTCACTGCATCTAATGGGTCTCCATTAGATTTGACTGGGTACACTGTCGCCTCTCAATTAAGAAAATCATATCAATCTAGTACATCTTATTCATTTAATGCATCTGTTCATGATGCTGCGAATGGTAAGATACGATTACAATTAACACCATCTCAATCTGAAGCCATTCCAGCAGGAAGATGGTTATATGATGTCGAAATAACTTCACCAATCGGTACAAAGACTAGGGTTGTTGAAGGTATTGTTACAGTAACACCTCAGATTACACAGATTTAAAATGGCAGAAATTATAGCTGTAGTTGAAGACGATAGTTTATCTAATCTGACTGTAACATCGTCAGAAAATACTGCAACATTATTTACAACTAGTGATTTAACAAACCCTGCAGTATTAAACACATTAGACGATGTTGGTGATATTGATATGACATCTGAAGGTAAAAACGATGGTTCTGTTTTAGTCTATAGAACAATAACAAATAAATGGACAGCCACCACTACGCTAGATGCGCAGAATATGGAAGGCGGAGAATTTTAACGGAGAATTAAAAGATGGCATCTATTATTCGAATTAAGCGTTCCACAGTAAGCGGTAATCCTAGTACCCTTGCTGCTGGTGAATTAGCATACTCAGGTTTACAAGATAATGGCTCTAATGGTGGCGATAGATTATACATCGGTCTTGGAACAGAGACTGCTGGTAATGCTGCTAACCATATTGTTATCGGTGGTAAGTTTTTTACCGATATGTTGGACCACACAAAAGGTGTTCTAACTGCTAATTCCGCTTTAGTCGTAGATGGCGATTCTAAATTAGACAACTTAAAAGTTGATAATTTAGATCTAAACGGAAACACATTAAGTTCTACCAATACAAATGGTGATATTCTTATCACACCTAATGGTACTGGTAAGACTATTATCACAAATCTGTATACTGATGCAAACACATCATTAACAGAATTTATTCAAGACGTAACTGGTGGACAGATTATAGGTGGCATAGCGCTTACAGCTACTTATGATGACGCTGCTGGCACTACAACACTAGACTTAGATGACACATCAGTTACTGCTGGTTCTTATGGATCTGCTTCTGCTATTCCAACATTTACTGTTGACGCACAAGGTAGATTAACTGCTGCTGGTGAAGTTTCTGTCTCAACTGTTCTTTCTATTTCTGGTGATTCTGGTACTGACACGGTTTCTTTAATATCAGATACTTTAGCATTTACTGGTGGAACAGGTCTATCAACATCTGTTACAAATAATCAAGTAACAGTAGCATTAGACAATACTTCTGTTACAGCAGGATCTTATGGTTCAGCAACTGCTATCCCAACTTTTACAGTTGACGCACAAGGTCGTTTAACTGCTGCTGGTGAAGTTTCTGTTGCAACAACTCTATCATTAGCAGGCGATACAGGTACTGATACAGTAGATCTATTATCAGACACTTTAACATTTACTGGTGGTACTGGTGTCACAACTGCAATCACTGACAATGAACTAACAATTTCTATTGGTCAGGACGTTGGTACTACTAGTAGTGTTACATTTGGTACACTATCAGTAACAAATAATACTACAGTTGGTGGCACATTAGGTGTCACTGGCGCAGCAACACTATCTAATAATCTCTCAGTTGGTGGAAATATTTCAGTTACTGGAACTGCAGCAGTAACAGGAAATCTTTCTGTTAATACTAATAAGTTTACAGTAGATTCTGCCACTGGTAATACTTCTGTTGCTGGAACACTAAGTGTTACTGGAAATTCTACTTTAAGTGGTAATGCGTCTGTTGCTGGTACATTAGGTGTAACTGGTAATGCTACATTTGGTGGTACACTAGAAACTACTAGCGATTTAAGAGTTGGAACTACATTTGAAATAGATGCAGTAACTGGTGACACAACCACTGATGGTGATTTGACTGTTGCTGGAACTGCTACATTTAATAGCGATATTTCTCTTGGTGGTAATAAGATTACCAACCTTGCTGAGCCAGTAAATGCTACTGATGCTGCAACAAAAGGATATGTTGATGCAGCACGCTCTGGTCTAGATGTTAAACAGTCTGTTCGTGTTGCGACTACTGCAAATATTTCTCTAAGTGGCGTACAAACTATTGATGGAGTCTCTCTATCAGCTGGTGATCGTGTTTTAGTTAAAGATCAAACAACAGCGTCTCAAAATGGCGTTTATGTTGTTGCAGCTGGTGCTTGGTCTCGTGCAAGTGATTTTGACGAACCATATGAAGTCACAGCTGGTGTGTTCTTCTTTGTTGAAGAAGGTTCTACAAATGCTGATGCTGGTTTCGTTATTACTTCTAATAATCCACAGACAGTTGGAACTGACCCATTAGTATTCACACAATTCTCTGGTGCAGGACAAATTATTGCTGGTGATGCTCTTACTAAGACTGGTAATCAGTTAGACGTTGTTGTTGCAGCTTCTGGTGGTATTGAAATTGCTAACGATGCATTACAATTAAAATCTTCTGTAGCTGGCAATGGTTTAGCTTACAGCGCTGGTGTTCTATCAGTCGGTGGAACTGCAGATAGAATCACAGTTGGTGCAGATTCTATTGATATCGCTGCGACTTATGTTGGTCAAACATCTATCACAACACTAGGTACAATTACTACTGGTGTTTGGAACGCTGATGTAATTGATGCTGCTTATATCGCACAAAACCTAACAATTTCTGGCGGAACAATTAATAACACACCAATTGGTGCGTCTACTCGTTCTTCTGGTGCGTTTACAACTCTTGCAGCAAATGGTGCAACTACCCTAACTAATACATTATCTGTTAGTGGTGCGACATCATTATCATCAACATTAAGCGTTTCTGGAAACGTGAGCATGCTAGCAAATCTAACAGGTGCTGGCGCAGGAACATCTTCGATTGATGGTTTTAATATTGATGGTGGTACGTATTAAATAAACAGGGTAGTTTTTACTACCCTTTCTTTGTGAAATCCTTTTTTAAGGTATAGAATGGCAAACAAGGTTTTACTTAAAAAGTCGTCTGTTGCGGCTAAAGTCCCATTACCAACTGACTTAGAATACGGTGAGTTAGCGATTAACTACACTGATGGTAAACTATACTTTAAAAATAATAGTAATCAAGTACAAGCATTTACTGCAGGTGCAGATGGTGCAAGTGGTTCACCATACTTAGATGCAGGATCAATAGTTGACCCAGTAAACACTTTCGCCCAAGTAGATGGCGGAACAATAGCGTAATAAGGATTAATAATGTCAATTCAGATTCAACTTAGAAGAGGTACAGCTTTACAGCACGATACATTTACTGGTGCTAATGCTGAACTTACAGTTGACACAACTAACTATGCATTAAGACTTCATGATGGTTCTACTGCTGGTGGTTTTGAAATCCTTAGAAAAGATTTATCAAACCTAACAAACGCATCAATATCTAATTCCAAACTAGCAAATAGTTCTGTAACTATCAATGGACAATCTGTTTCATTGGGTGGTTCTACTACAATTACTGCAACAGCATCAAACGCTCTTACCATCGGAACTGGTTTATCTGGTTCTTTGTATGATGGTTCTTCGGCAGTAACAATTTCGCTTTCTAATACTGGAGTTACTGCTGGATCTTATGGTTCAGCAACTGCTATCCCTGTATTAACAATCAATGCACAAGGTCAGATAACTGCAGTTACTACTGCTTCTGTTGCAACAAATCTTTCTATTGATGGTGACGCTGGTTCTGATACAATTGATTTACTATCAGACACACTATCATTTGTTGGTGCTAGTGGTATCGCAACATCTGTATCTGGAAATACAGTAACAATTTCTGGACAAACACTAACAAATAGTATTACATCAGTTGCATCAGATATTTCAAATGAAACTATCGCTAGAACATCAGCAGATACTACTTTACAAAATAATATCAATACGGAAGCAACAACTCGTGCAGCTGCTGATACAACATTAACAAATAATTTAAATGCAGAAATTTCTAGAGCAACAAGTGCTGAATCTGCTCTTGGTACAAGAATTGATAATTTAGATGTAACTGATATAGCAAATGCTGCAAGTACATCTTATGTCAATACTGCAATATCTAATCTAATTGATACTGCTCCTGCAGCGCTTGATACATTAAATGAATTAGCTGCTGCTTTAGGAGACGATTCTAATTTTGCTTCTACTGTAACTACAAATCTATCTACAAAAGCAGATAAATCAACTATTATTTCTGCAGGCGTAGGACTTTCTGGTGGTGGTGATCTTTCTGCAAATAGAACTTTATCATTATCTTCTTCTGGTGTCACTGCTGGTTCTTATGGTTCTGGTACTTCAATACCTACAATCACTGTTGATCAGTATGGTAGAATTACAAATGTTACAGGGAACTCTGTAGTATTTCCAACAGCATTATCTGAATTTACAAATGATGTTGGATATTCTACACTATCAGGAACTGAAACACTAACAAATAAAACATTATCTTCTCCAACAATTTCTGGATCAATTTTATATTCATCTGTTGGTTCAAATGCTGTTATAGATTATAAAACTGGAAATGTATCAACAACTTTTGATGTAAGAGTTGTTGCAAGTGGTGGTGACGGAACACAAGGCAATGGTAATTATAATATTATTTCTGGAACATTAACTCACAATTTAGTTCCATTAGTCACTACAAGCGGAACACAGAGTTTAACAAATAAAACTCTTGTTTCTCCAACAATCACTGGTGTGTCTCCAACAATTACGTTGGCTGGTGATTTAACTGGTTCAGTTACATTAACAGACTTAGCAAACGGAACATTAAATGCAACGATTGCTGCAAACTCTGTTGCTCTTGGAACAGATACTATTGGAAATTATGCTTCTGAAGTGGTTGCTGGTAGTGGTATAATAGTATCAGGAAGTGCAGGAGAAGGTACATCATTTACTATATCTCATGCTGATACATCTTCAGTTTCAAACTTATCTGCATCAAATAGAACATATGTCAATAGTCTTACATTTGACACTTTTGGTCATGTAACAGGTTATACAACTGAAACAGAAAGTGTAGTAAATACAACTTATTCTATTTCAGCAGAAACAGATGTTTCTGGCGCTAAGATTAGAATTTCTGGATCAGATTCTTCAGTAGATGATGTAAAACTTACTGCAGGATCAAACATAAATATTACAAGGACTGATGCAAACACAATTACTATTGAGAGCACAGCGTCATCATCTAAATTTTTAGTATATAAAAGAGGTGATGTTGCACCAAGTAGTGCCACTCCAATTGTTATTTCTAGTGGGCAATTAACAGTCTATGGTAGAACACAAAATATAGGGGTACTAGTTTAATGGCTAATCGTTTTCCGTTAATTATAGATGCAGTTTCTGAAACTGTCAGGGAACTTGCAGCTGGTGATAATCTAGATTTAACAAGCAGTAGCATTTATAATAATGGTGCTACTTTATTATTGCCAACTGCCAGTGGAACTCTTGCTACATTAGCAGGGACTGAAACACTAACAAATAAAACCCTAGTATCACCATCTATTACTACTAGTATAGATTCTTCTAGCACTACATTTACTGCGTTTTCTACCCCTACTACATTAAATATCGGTAATAATAGTGCTTCAGATAGTCATACAATAAACATTGCCATTGCTGCAACTGGTAGCGGTCTAACAAAAACTGTTAATATCGGTACTGGTGGTGATACAGGTTCTACAACTAATATTAATCTTGGTTCTGCAAATGGTGGAACTGTAACAGTAAATAAAGATTTAGTTGTTTCTGGTGATTTAACTGTCAATGGTTCTGTTACTACAGTTAACTCTACTACAATCTCAGTTGACGATAAAAATATTGAACTTGGCTCTGTAAGTTCACCATCAGATTTAACTGCTGATGGTGGTGGTATTACTCTTAAAGGTTCTACAGATAAAAGTATTACATGGTCTTCTGTAGGATGGACTTCTTCTGAAGATTTCAATCTTGCTGTTGGTAAACAATACGAAATTAATGGCGTATCTGTTTTATCTGCTACTACATTAGGTTCTAATGTAATCACATCATCACTAACTACAGTTGGAACTATCACAACTGGTACTTGGCAAGGTACTATTGTTAGTCCAACATATGGTGGCACTGGTATTAATAATGGTTCTAGAACTATTACACTTAACACAGGTAATCTAACTGTAGCAACTGCTGCTGGTGGATCTTCTGTATCATTACCATCTACTGGTACGCTTGTTGGTTCTAACGATGTAGGAACAGTTACTTCTACAATGATTGCAGATGGCACTATTGTCAACGCTGACATTAATGCAAATGCTGCTATCGCAATAACTAAACTAGCAAATTATACAATATCAGGAATTTCACTAGGTCAAGATTTAGCAACTCTAACAATCGGTAGTGGTTTATCTGGTGGTTCTTATAATGGTTCTGGTGCAGTTACTATTTCCAATAGTGATAAGGGTTCTACACAAAACATCTTCAAAAATATCGCGGTTGCTGGTCAAGATACAGTTACAGCTAGTAACAATAATGACACATTCACTCTTGTTGCTGGTCCAAACGTAGCCATTGCAACAGATGGTGTCGCCAAAACAATTACATTCGCTGCTGGTGGTGGTGGATGGTTAGTCAAAACATCAAATCATACTGCCAATCTAGGTGAATCTATTTTAGCGAATACTAGTAGTGGATCTTTTACAATTACTCTGCCATCAAGTGCCTCTGCTGGTGCTCAGATTACAATCGCGGATGGAGATAACTGGAGTGCAAACCCATTAGTTATCGCAAGAAATGGTAATACAATTATGGGTGATTCTGTTGACTTAGTTCTAAATTACTCAGGAACTAAAGTAGATTTTATCTACAGTGGATCTACTTGGATGGTTTATGGTAATACTCCAGGCGGTGATGATGTTCTTGCTCTTGGTCTTGCTCTTGGAGATGAATTCTAATGGCTGTTGCAACTAGAGAACAATTAAAACAGTATTGTCTCAGAGCACTGGGTGCACCAGTGCTTGAGATAAACGTCGATGAAGATCAATTAGAAGATCGTATTGACGAAGCATTAGATTATTGGCGTCTATACCACTATGAAGGTATTGAACAAATTTATATGAAGCATCAGATTCGTGCTTCAGAAATTACATTAACTACTTCTGTTGCAAATACATTTCAGATTGCTGATAAAATCACAGGGCAAATATCTGGCGCAACTGCTGAAGTTTGCCGTGAAACAACTAGAGAATCTTCAGGAACATTACTGCTAGTTAAAAATGTTGTTGGTACATTTGCTGCAAATGAAATAATTAGTAATGGAACAACAACAGCTACATTAGCATCTATTACTCTTCGAGAGTACGACAACAAGTATATTGAAATTCCAGATCTAGTTTATGGTGTCACCAAAGTATTAAGTATTGGTATGGCATCATCTTCGAAAAACATTTTTGATCTTCAATATCAGTTAAGATTAAATGATTTATATGATTTGACTTCAACATCTATCATTTATTATAAAACTGTAATGCAACATCTAGCATTATTAGATTTAGAGTTAAATGGTCATACATCTTTTAGATTTAATCGTACACAAAATCGTTTATACTTAGATATCAATTGGCAACAAGATATTCCTCTTGGTGATTACATTATTATTCAAGGATATCGTGCTTTAGATCCAGCTCAATTTTCTAAAGTGTGGAATGAAGCATGGCTAAAACATTATGTTACTGCGCTATTTAAAAAGCAGTGGGCAACTAATATTAAAAAGTTTTCTGGAATTCAACTTCCAGGTGGTGTAACATTAGATGGTGATAAATTGTATGATGAAGCAACTGGTGAAATTAAAGAACTAGAAGACGAACTACAAAACAAATCAGCACCTCTAGACTTTTTCTTAGGATAACTCATGCCAACCAATGTATATTTCTCTCATGGCACGAGAAATGAGCAGTATCTAGTTGAAGACTTGATCATTGAATCTTTAAGAATTTATGGTCAAGAGTTTTTCTACATTCCAAGAAAGTTAGTATCAAAAGACGAGATTCTTGGTGAAGATCGTCTATCAGAATTTAAAGCATCATTCCCAATAGAAATGTATTTTGAAAATATAGATAGTTTTGCGGGACAAG